GTGAAGGTATGTCAGCGCCGCATGGTCATTGCAAACTACTCGGTGCCGGTGGCAAGCCTGCCTTACACGCTAGTAAGCGATGCTGCGCACCTGATGGCGCAGGGTCAGCCGTTTGCGGCTTGTTACTGGGACACTGAAGAAGGTAGGATATTCGGCCTGCGCTCTACTGATGACGGCGTGGACGTGAGCGAGATTGCCAAGCAGTACGGTGGGGGTGGACACGTCAGGTCGGCTGGCTTCAAGGTGCCGCGTGAGCATTCGCTGGCAATGGCGTAAAGAGGCGCTGTCTTCGTGCTGCACAACGAAGACAGATAGGGTTATGGATAAGCAAATGGTAGATTTAGAGAATAGAAAGTGACACAAACTGCAAGCAATTTTGACTATACTAACTTCAACTGGAAATCTCCAGATTACAAGGGTGTGTTTGAGTTTCGTTTGGAAGCTCTTTCTCGCCTCCGCAAGAATCCCAGCGCAATACCCCGCCTTATGGAATACTACTCTACGAATTGGGTGGATTTTATAAACGATTGGGGCATGACCTATGACCCGCGAAACCAAACCGAGAAATACTTTCCGTTTATTCTCTTTCCTCGTCAAGAAGAATTCGTAAATTGGGTTTATGATTCCTATCGCCAATCTCGGCGAGGGTTGGGAGAGAAATCTCGTGACGTAGGTTTTACTTGGTTATGCGCTGCATGTGCCGTTTGCATTTGGCTATTTGAGCCGTCGTCAGTGGTGGGGTTTGGGAGTAGAAAAAAAGAATTAGTAGACAATGGCGATCACGATCCAGATTCTATTTTTTGGAAAGTACGTACTTTTATAGACTATTTACCGTCCGAGTTTCTTCACCCACAGTATGTTATGGGGCGTAAGTGGGGAACCGTACCAAACCCGGCCAACAACTCTGTTATTAAGGGAGAGATTGGCGATGAAATTGGTCGAGGTGGTCGGGCGGGAATTTACTTTGTAGACGAGTTCGCGCACCTAGAACACCCAGACATGGCGGAATCCGCGCTCTCTGCGAACACGAATTGCCGCATTTACATCTCTACAGTAAATGGCATTGGTAATTTGTTTTACAGATTACGACACTTTTTACCTAAAGAGCAAATTTTTATCTTCGATTGGCAATCCGACCCACGTAAGCGGCAAAACCCACACCTTCCCGCTGAAGAAGAACCCTGGTACAAAAAGCAAAAAGCCGACCTGCTGCCTACTACGTTAGCTTCTCAGGTTGATAGAAATTACGCATCTTCCGTTTCTAATACATTAGTAAACAGCGAGAAGCTCATCGCTGCAACTCATCGTCCGCCTGGTGTTATTATTCAACCAGATAAAACTCCGTGGCGAATTGGTGTGGACGCGGCGGGAATGGGTAACGATGAGGTGGTAATTTGGGCACGACGCGGTCGCCTCTCGATAGAACCCGAAACCTATAAGAAAATAGACGGTGTGCAATTAGCAGGATTAATCGAGTTAAAAGCAAAACGCTTATTGCATATTGCGCCGATAGAGCTTATTGGAATCGAACGAGACGGGCCAGGTGGATCAGCAGCCGACCAGCTTAAGTACGGAATGTTTGCTTCGATTACGAAAGCAGTACACACAGGTGCGAAGCTTTCAGACGGAAAAAACTACAATTTACGTGCATACTTGCACGCTCAAGCAGTAGAGTATATAGATGAATTGGAGATCTCACTTCCAAACAATTCTATTTTTATTGCACAAGCAACTGCAATCCAATACGAGTATAAAGGCGGATTACTACTAATTGAGTCAAAAGACGATTATCGTGCTCGATTCGCCACAGGCCACACACGTTCCGAGAAAAAAGCGTCTCGTTCTCCCGATCATTGGGACGCTTTTGTATTAACTTTTATTCCAACTCGCGCCCGTCCAATTACTGCCCAAACCGAAGGACTTAGTTTATATTCGAGCAATAACGGTTGGCGACCTTTAGATCCCGTAATAGGCTACTAACTTTGTTTAGATAAGTTATGAGGTATTAAGATGGTTGATGAAGCTAGGCAAGAATGGCTAAGCACGTTACAGGTTAATTCTCGTGTCGTAGTAAAAACTCAAATTAAATCATACGACGGAGTAGTAGAGCGTATAGAGGATGATAAAATTTGGGTCATATACCCAATAGATCGATATGGCTCCGGCGTGATTAATGTTAATTTGAGTACGGGTGAAAATCGTAAAGCACGTATATCCATACTCCCCTTTATTGATTAAATAATATTACTGAGGTATAACTAATGCACGGGTTTCTTGATGGAATGTTTTCGGCAGCATTTGGTTTATGTAATGTACTCTTAACTTTACTTTTTGTTATTCTAAAGTTAATAGGTGCTTTAGTGTGTAGCTGGTTGTGGATTTTATTGCCAATCTTCTTAGCTTCATTATTTTTAATAGTAGCTACTTTACCAAGGGCGCCTTAATCTAAAGGATAAACAACATGAATCGACAAAAATGGCTTAGCCAATTAAAGGTAGGTGATAAAGTTAATTTTCTGCGTGAAGGCAAAGAGCCGCGTGAGATGTTAATTCGTATTGCTGACAACGAACGAATCTTTATGGTAAATGCCTTTGAGCCTAAAAGTGACCTTGCTAGTGGTGAGGTAGTTTGGCGGGAACATGGCGAAGGTCCATTTAGTGAACGTATTGAACCGATAGGGGATTTTTGTAGTACGATAGAACCTACGTGGGAAAATCCGAATAACTAAAGAGTTATTACAATGTTTGAATTATCTCAAAATGAAAGTCTTATGACCCTGGTTGCTGCTTTTTGTGATGAGCGTAAACAGGCCATTAACAGGCGTAGAGAACTTGAGAATATTTGGCGAAGCGCCCGCGACCAATACAAGGGTTATGATGGCTCTAATAATCCACAGACTCGTTACGAAAAAAGTGAAACCCTAGACTCATCTTTGTCACCTGTTAAAAAGCAATCTGATGACGATCGCTCAACGGTGTTAGTGAATATTACTCGCCCCTATACCAATGCAGGTACGGCGCGGGTAGCAGATATTTTGCTACCTACTGGCAAAATGCCGTGGGCGTTACGTGCAACTCCTGTTAGCGATTTGCAAACGGCTTTAGGCGTCCTTATTAAGTATCCTGACGTTTTGCAGCAAGTTCAATCGCTTTTGCCAGATGTTGCAGCAAAAACACAAGACACCGCTATTACCCAGGCGGCAATTGAAAAAGCGGAACTAATTATTAAAGATTGGCTTAAGGAATCGGACTGGGCCGGCGTAGTGAGGCGGCAATTGGTAGAGGCCGGAGTTGTGGGTACGGGTGTTATCAAAGGTCCGTTTCCTAAAGAGCGACCAATTAGCGCAGACGTAAGTAAGATTTTGGATGTTTTACCGCTTGTTACTGATGCACTTACGGCGGAAATGCTTACCAAAGAATTAGAGGTAATGCTGTTTTATACCCCGCAAATCGAGTGCATTAAAGTAGAGAACTGTTATCCCGACCCGGATTGTGGGTGTGATGTACAGAATGGAAAGTTTTTCTGGGAGAAGATTCCTAGTGTAACAGTGCGTCAATTAAAAGATTTGTGTAAAGACCCTAGTTACGACGTGGCAGCTATTAAGCAGGCGTTGGAAGAGGGGCCACAAGACGAAGAATCCTCTATAAAGAGCAAGGGTTCTAAAAAATCTTATTGCCTCTGGTTGCGAACCGGGCCGATTGAGTGGATGGATAATGGGGAGGAAAAATCTTTAGGTTTTGGGGTTTGCACAATGCTTAATGATCGGATTATTAAGTGTGCCCCGTTCCCATTAGAAAGGGAATATTTCCCTTATCACATGCTTTGCTGGGAACCTCGCGATAACTCCTGGGCCGGTATTGGTATCCCGGAGCAAATGGAGACTCCGCAGCGGGGTCTTACTGCTTCTGTTCGAGCCTTAATGGACAATATGGGCTATAGTGTAGGGCCACAGGTGTTAGAGTTAGATGGCCTTATCGAGCCCATCGACGGTGACGATAGTCGACTGCGGCCGTATAAGCGCTGGCGTGTAAAGTCTGGCTTGCCTGGCGTGGATGCCATGAGTGAAGCAAAGAACGCAATGGCCTTCTTAGAGTTTCCGAATTACCTAAATAATATTATGCCGGTTATCCAATATTGGATGGATATGGCAGAGCGCACAACGGGGTTAAGTTTATTGCTACAGGGCCAAGCTGTTACAGATGCAGTTGGTGTGTCGCAGCAGTTAATGAACAACTCTACAACAAACCTTCGACTCATTGTTAAAGAATGGGATGATAAAGTTTGCCGACCACTGTTGACTAATTTTTACGAATGGGTACAATTGTACGGTCCCGAAGAGGCTCGTGGGGATGCAGTTGTAGAGCCGCTTGGATCTACCACGTTAATTGTTAGGGAATTGCAGCAGCAAGCGTTACTACAAATTTCTCAACAGGTATTGCAACCTGTTTACGGGGTTTCGCCTAAGAAATGGATGGAGACTTATTTAGAGGGCTTTCAAATCGATATAGAACAACTAGCACTTACCGAGAAAGAGCAGCAGCAATTAGAGGCTGCTGCACAACAGCCTGACCCCAAAGTGGCTGCGGCGCAAATCGAAGCGCAGGCAGAAGTATATAAAGCGGACTTGAAAAAAGAAGTTGATACTCTTAAATTGGCACTTGAGGCGCAATTTAAAAAGTTATCACTTGAACAGGCGCAAAACGAGGCGCAGTTAAAATCAGATACAGCACTTGTGCAAGAGACCATAAAGGGAGAAAATAATGTAGCTGCCAAAGGCATTGTTACACCTAAACAAACAGAGCCTCCGGAAGAACTTGTGAATATTGATGAGGCGCTTTCAATGTTGGGGCTGCAATGAAAGATGTTGCAGGAACAAAGATTAACGAGACATTAGTTAATATTCAAAGTACCTGGTATATTGATGTGATACGCTTTTTGCAATATCTTGAGGAGCGTGTTAGGCTGCTCGAAAGACGTATTGCTGTACCGGGAACAGATCACCCTACTACAGAGGCCCTTCGGGGCCGGCATAGTGAATTGACCACTTTAATACAGCAATTAACGGAACGTACAAATGATAGACGAACAAACTAATACCCCTGACAATGATTCTGGCATTGACAATGATTCTGGCTCTGATGTAGGGTCCACTAATGAAGCAAGTTATTACTTGCGAGATCTTACAGAGGATGACGTTTACTCGCGCCTACAGCAGGCCGGGAATTTTCCAGGCCACCTTACCGGACTTGAGTCTCGCTTTAACGGCAACTTCTCGCAGGTACAAGAACGGCTGGCCGGGCTAGAGAAGTCTTTGGGGGCGCAAACCTCTTTTGACTTTTCAAAGCTCCAAAAGGTACTGGCTGATTATGACCCAAAGCTAGCGGAGATTTTAGTACCCGCGTTGACGGATGCTATTAAAGTCGCCCCGCTAGACGATACAGTTTTTCGTCCACATCTTGACTCAGTTGCTAATAAGCTGACTGAGGCGTTTGGTCAACAGTTGGTTTTGTCTATTTACTCTCCGGAGACGATAGAGCAAATAATTCCTCCGGTAAAGAATGGTAAATTTGTGCCGGAAGGACAGCGGCACAAAGATTTTGTTGATTGGTACTCGCAACAAGGTTATCAAACTCAACAGGCTCTTTTGAATTTTGGCGCTCCCTACGTTAATGCGTTGCGTAAGTTTGAGGAATGGGAGCAGAACAAAAAACAGGAAAAGACGAAAAGCGCTGGTGATAAGTCTTCTCGTTTGGCACAGGGGCAAGTCCCGACTAGCCAGTCTCGACACACTAACACAGCCGGGGTGCAATCTGCAGAGGATTCGTTCTTGGCTGCATTTGAAGAAGTTTACAAAGAAGGTAGATGATTATGGCTGGTCAAATGTATGCTACGCAAGTAGGGCGTACCGAAAAATACAAGGGTCGGATTCTTGCCAAAGCGCAAACTAAAGAAATGCTGACCAAATTGGGGTCGATGGAGCCCTTTCCGCAGAATTCTTCGCAATTGATTGAGTGGATGCGGTTTTTGCCGTATGGTGGCGTTGATAATAACTGGATTGCAGCCGGTGGTGATACTGCGTTCATTAACAAGCACTTGATTCAAGAGGGCGTTACGCCTTCGCCGGACTCTATTTCTTGGACTACGCTTTCTGCCACGCTGCAAGAAATTGGCTGCCTATACAGTTATTCTAATCGGCTGCGGTATTTGCACGAAGAAGGCGTGGAAATTCCTCGTGAAATGGAAGACCAAGCTGCGACTCGTATCGCGCTGTGTAGGGAAATGATGGTGTATGGTGAGTTAAAGTCCTGCACCAATCTTTTCTATGGCGGCACCGGCACGACACAAGGTACTGTTAATGGTCCGCCGACCAGGGCGTTGTTTCAAAATATTGCGCGGGCGTTGCTTGGTAAACACGCTACGACTATTAACAAAATGCTTAAGTCTGGACCGAATTTTGGTATGCAGTCTGTTGCTGCCTCCTGGCCAGTTTACTGTCATACTGATATGGAAAAGACTTTTGAGAATATTTCAGGCTTCACCAAAGTCCAAGATTATGGGAATATTCAACTGCTTGACCCTGAGTTTGAGATTGGTGCGATTGGGCGATTCCGTATTATTGTAAACCCGATCTTGACCTACAAACCTGCTGGTGGCGCGGTTGTGGCTAATGCCGTTGCAGGCTTTACCCCTAAGTCCAATGCTGGTGTTAATATCGACATTTATCCGCTTATTATCATGGGCAGGGGTATGGGTGGCGGTGATGCATTTGGGCAGGTACCCCTGCGTGGTTTTAACTCGCTTGATGCTAATCATTACCCGCCGTCCGAGAAATCCAAGATAGACCCGTTGGGTCAGCGTGGTTATGTTAGCGCGATGACTTGGCAGGCTCAAGCTATTCTTAACGACGATTGGATGGCTGTTGCTTGGGTTGCCACTGAGGCTTAATGGCAGTAGGGGTTGTAGGATACAGCGGATTTTCTGTATCCTACCTTTTTTGATTAAGAGGTAATTTTATGAATGGTGTGCTTAATGAACTTGCACGCTTTATCAGTGCCCCTGGTGCCGAGGCTCTTAAAGCACTTTTGAGTTCTAAGGGCTGTGTTCCTGTTCCATTGGGAGCTATTACACAAGAAGACGGTACGGCGCTTTTGAAACAGGCGACTACAGTAGCAGGCTACGCGCAACTGTCGAACAAAGAAACGGTTATTAACATTCCTGTTAATTGTACGGCGGGTGAATTGTTAGGGTTTACTACTGCAATTCCTATTGACATGGATGCGAACTTTCCGCTGGAAGTTCATGTTTTGGTAGGAAAAGCTGCTGACACTGATGCGCTTACGTTGGATTGTGAGATGTATCCGACGGGAACTGGTGACGTAGCTAACTCAGATATTCAAATTAAAGATGCAGCGACTATTGTTGCGGCTGGTTCTGAGTTGGTATTTACTAGCAGCGTACCTATGGTGTTTACTAAAGGTGGGTTGTCGGTTGTTCTTGCACTCGGTGGCACTAACGACGGCGATGCGGTTTATATTTATAGCGTTTGGCTCGAGTACACCAAGCGCTTGCTTAACGAATAAGGTGATTTTCAATGGCTAATGCTTCTTATCTGAAACAATTTACACCTTTGCAAGAGGGCCAGCACTACGCCTACGGTATTCGTACTGGTGTGCGAACGGCAGCCAATTTTACTATTAACCTGGGTTTTCGTCCGACCAAGATTCGGGTAGTAAATCTAACCGACCGAGTTGAGGCCACGCATTATGTTGATCCTACGCCGGTTACGGGAACGACTACCTATGGCCTGGATGCGGGTTCTAATGCGAAGTCGTTGGTAACGGCGGCTGCTGGTACTCGTACCTATGAGGCGGCGGGTATTGCATTGACTGCTGACGGAATGGGATTTACTGTTACGGTCGCTACCAAGGCGCTGGAAACTGATGATGACGATCTAGTCTGGGAAGCGTGGGGGTAAATACGAAATAACCAGGTAGTTTTGTATTTACTTAACCCCTTAAAGGAGGCGGGAGGAAACTCCCGCTTACAAGATGCCGACATATACTACAAAAGCAGAACCAAAAGACCCCATCCTGACAATTAAAGCTGAGCAGCCTGAAGAAGATTCGTTTGAGTCGCCTATTCAAGTTGTACAAAACGAAGACGTTTCTAAGTATGCTCGCGACCTTGCATTTATGGCCGAGCCTGTCGAGGTAATGATTCTTCCTAGCCACAACAAGGACGACACGACACGGTTGGTTACTATCGCGGTAAACGGAACAACCTACTATTTAATTCGCGGCGAATGGCAAGTTGTTCCACGTTATATCTTGGAAGTAATCGTTAAAGCAAAGCGTGAGTCTTGGAACTTTGGTTATCGAAAAGCTGCTGACGGAAGCACGCTTGAGACCAGCAACGCTTATAACGTACTTCGTTACCCGCATCATTATAGGGATAAAAACCCTAGGGGCCAGGCGTGGTATGATTCAATTAAGGATCAAGTAGTCTAAATGAACGCAGGCGAGATGGTCACTAAATTGCGGATTGCTATGGGTGATGATATTGAACCCTACGTAGTATCTAGTCAAACCATATTTGAGTGGCTTTCCGATGCGTATTTGCGTATACAAACAGAGTATACGCAATGGAAGTTTTTTCATAAGCGTGGATTAATCTTTACTACTAAGGTTGGTGTTGCAGAATATAATCTTAGTAGGATAAAAGATATTAAGAAAGACTCTGTATATTGTACTAAAGTAGGAGAATCCACGCGATTTCCCTTGTATTATTTTGACTATGATACGTGGGTTTCAGAAGAGCAAGTAAATTTGCAGCGAGCCGGTAATCCGCTTTATTTTATAAAGTTACCAAACGGCAAGTATCGAATAGAACCTGAGCCTACGGAAGCATGGCAAGTTTGGGGAGATATTTGGTACAAACCAGCCGGGTTTAGTGATTTAACGGATGAGCCAATTTGGGACGAGTTTTATCACGGATTGATAGTTTGGGAGGCTTTAAAGGTAGCTGCAATGGAATGGGCTGACGACAGGCGTGCTGCACGAATGAAAGCGAATCTTGCTGTAAATTTGGTGCCAATGCGTAGGGCATTTAATTATGAGTACCTAGATGCTAAAGGTAGCGCGAGCCCACTTCTATGACTACACAAGAATTAATTGCAGCGATACGAATTCGACTTGACGATACAATAGTTCCTTATCTGGCTTCGACAGCTACTATATTAGAGCAGTTGTCGCTTACCCAAATTGAATTTGCTCGGTCAACACTTGTGTTGTTTAATGCAGCTGCTGTGAGTATTACTGCAGCTAATCCATGGTTGACTTTACCAACTGATATGTTTTTGGTTAAAGTTGCTATTCTTAATGGACTGCAATTACGTGCGATTACTAGTAGTGAATTGGACTTTGGCTACTATACTTTCAATAGTATAGAAAACGAGGGTCGATTTAGTAATTGGCGTGAGGTAACTGGTACACCTAAGTTTGTGGTTGTAGATATGTATTCGGATAAAGTACGTTTGGTGCCTACTCCGATTAGTAATGCAACTGTGAACGTGGAAGGGTTTATAATTCCGCCTGATATGTTTTTCGATGAAACACCTGGAAGTGTAGTGCCCGCTGTAAACCCACAAATCCCAGAGATATACCATGAAGTATTAATGGCGGGCGCTTTATCGCGTTTGTACACGTTGTTTGAGGTAGAGATACTTAATCCAAGTAAGGCGCAACTTTACGCCGCGCAGTGGCAGCAGGGTTTAGTAGAGGCGCAAAATATTTTGCAAACTCCTTTGCGTAGGCAAATGCGGCTAATGGAATTATCAAGGGGATTTAGCTATTTAAACCCAATGACGGAGCAAAAAGCATGAATCCTATGCCACTTCTTGATCTTATTGCAAAGCATGAATCTGAAAGCGCGGCTGTAAATCAGGGTGTAAGTAGCGGTTACGACGTGGTGGTGCAACAAGCTTTTAAGGCGTATCCGCCACCAAGATTAATTACCACAATGACTGTTTCTGAGATATTGGGTTGGCAGCAAGAAACTATAGCTAAAACCAAACAAGCATATGGAAATGGTTATAGCGCGGCTGGTCGATATCAAGTTATTAGAAAAACTTTACAAAGTCTTAGTGTAAACGGCAATGCTCTTTTTGATAAAGAAACGCAAGATGTTATAGGTGTAATGTTACTATCCCGGCGTGGTTGGGATAAGTGGGTTACAGGTGAATTGTCTACGAGTGCGTTTGCAGATAATCTTTCTAAAGAGTGGGCAAGTTTGCCGTATAATACAGACAGATCGTATTATGACAAAGATGCACATGGTAATCGATCACTGGTCTCACGAAAAGAAGTAATACAAGTTTTAAATAAGATTCGTAACTAACACATTTTAGGAGACTTTCGTGAGCTATGAAGATGTAAATGTGACTACTGCGGCCGACGACTCGTTTAAAAATTACTAGTTTTGTGCCTGAATAAGCTTGGGGGGATTGGATGAATGTCTTGCATGGCCCGATGCAGGGACCGATAGGCGGCTTTACGGTTGGTGGGACTCGGACTGCTGCTGCGGGTGGTGGTCCGGCGCTGCTGGCTGGCGACAATACCACCCCTTCGGCGTTCACCGGAATATCGAGCAGCGAGTTTTATTACACATACCTCGCCAAAACAGCGGTTGCATCTGGTACGCCGGCGACGATCAAAGTGTACATTGGTACGTCGATCACTGCGAACAACATCGTCGCGGCGATCTACAATAGCAGCAACGCTAAAATCGCCGAAACGTCTGCAACTGCCATCGTTGAAAATGCTTGGGTCACTTGCACCGTTACCGGATCACCCGGCTCAATCACTAGCGGACAGACCTATCGGATTGGCTTTGTTGCCGACGGCAACCTCAACATGGGATGCCGCGACACATCCTGGAAAAGCTCGCACGTCGCCAGCACCTATCCCGCCGTTCCTGCCACTATTGACCCTGACAATGAGAACGGGGCCGCACCTGAGCCTGCTATTTATGTCATGTCTTAGGATCGTCGTCGCGCTAGTTACGATCAACAGTTATTAGAGACTGGAGGAATTATGAAACTGCAACCGCATCAAGAACGTGTTGTTATCGAGAAGCAGGAATTGGATTCAAAGCTCGAAAAGCTACGAGCATTCATGTTAGAAGATGGAGGAATATTCGACTCTCTTCCATCAGAAGAGAAAAGTAGATTAAGCGAGCAGGAAACCCATATGTCTAGATATTCGGATGTTCTTCGACGTAGGATTGAGGTTTTTTAAGATCATGGTCGGCGGCCCGGTTTTTGGCCATCAACCACGGCTGAAGCAAGCGACCGTTTTCGTCATCGCGCTAGTTGCGCTGATCGCGTCTGTCGCCGCTGGAGCAGCTCCGTCGATTAGCGGCGTATCAGGGACAGTCTCTCACGGATCGTCGATCACGATAACCGGGTCGAGTTTCGGTTCGAAGACGACCGCCGCTCCCGTAGCGTGGAAGACGTTCGAGGACAACTCGATCACGAGCGGTGGCTGGTCGATTGGATTCCCGGCCAATTTTTCCATATCCGGTTCCAACAACAGATCGAATTCGTCTTACTACGGAAAGGCTTATTACGGAGGCTCTGAAGAGCGGGTTTGGTTTTCACGCAACTTGCCGTCCGCGACTCTATTTTTTACGTCGTTCTGGCTCCGTCTGTCATCCAACGCTAACCAGCAGAGCGGAAAGTTTTACCGGGTCTATTTTAGTGGTGCAAACAGCGACAACATTTATCTGTCAACTGGGGACGGCAACTTCCAGATACGAGGCTACTCGGAGTGCAACGGGTCAACGGAATGGGGCTCTGGGCCGTCAATGGCTCAAAACGGGTGGTCTAAAGTCGATATTTTGCTCTCTCAATCGGGCGGAATGACGGCGTGGGTCAATGGGGTTCAGTCGTGGACGCATCCAGAATGGACTGGAGGAGGTTGCGGGTGGGCTCCTTCCGGTCATTCGATCGATTTGCCGAACATGTTGGATGGCCCGGAGCGCGGACACGTCGCGCTGGGCGAGTACGGTTATGATGATATCCTGTTCGACACCACACAGGCGCGCGTCGAGCTGTGTCCCGGCTCTACCTGGGCTGCACGCGGCGGTTGCGAGTCTCAGCCCGCCACGTCCTGGGGGGCATCATCCGTAGCGGTGACGGTCAATCGCGGCGGGTTTGCGACCGGCAACGCGGCCTACCTCTACGTCATCGATTCGACAGGTTCAGCCAATGCCAACGGTTACTCGGTGACTATCGGTGGTGGTGGTGGTACAACCTATACGGTTACGCCGTCGGCAGGGGCGAACGGCAGCATCTCGCCTAACACCGCTCAGACTGTGAATTCTGGCAGCACGACTACTTTCACTGTCACACCAAATTCTGGTTACGCGGCCAGTGCTTCAGGTTGTGGTGGATCGTTGTCTGGCACCACTTATACTACTGGTGTAATCTCGACCAACTGTACAGTAACGGTGACTTTTTCTGCACTAGACACCACGCCACCGGTCATTTCGTCTCCGCTCCCGGCTGGCGTGCAGCCCTACGGCACCACGAGCGTTACACTCCAGGTTACGACCAACGAAAATGCAACCTGTAAATACAATATTTCTGATGCAGCTTATGCTAGCATGTCAAGCACGTTTGCGAGCACTGGCGGTACGACGCACCAGCAGGTACTTGCGACAGCGAACGGTACTGCGTACACCCGCTACGTTCGCTGTATTGATGGTTTTGGTAACGCTAACTCTGTTAGTTCTGTTATTACGTTCACTGTTGCATCTGACTCTACGCCCCCTGTTACTACGATTAATACGAGTGATCCTTCTACGACTCTGACTAACAACTTAGTTGTAGCCGGTATTTCATCAGATAATGTTGCAATTATTGGCTGTAAGTGGCGAGTAGGTTCTGCGCCAAATGCAAGTAATGGAACGGCTTGTTCTGGTACAACGTCGTTTTCGTGCAATACTGATACTTATGCGTTTGGTGCGAACACACTTTATGTCGGATGTTACGATAGCATGGGGAATTATGGGTCTGACTCAATGGTTGTTAATTACATTAAGTTTTTACCAATCCCCTCAAACCTCAGAATTTTGACTCAATAAAGGTTAAATACGATGATTAATTTTGGCACAGTACGACCCGGCACGACGTTGTATGTGCCGTTTGCGACTTATGATTCTAACGACCCAACAGCCTCAGTTACGTTATCCGGGCTTGCAGTAACGGATATTGAGATTTATAAAGATGGTGGTACTACGCAACGTGCTAGTGATAATGGGTATACGTTGCTTGATACGGATGGAATTGATTTTGATGCAGTGACGGGTATTCATGGTTTTAGTGTGAATCTTGCTGATAATTCAACTTGGTCGGAGTGGTCGGATGGGTGGATAGTACCAGAAACACCACATCGCGCAGAGCTTATTCTGGTTGGAGGTTTGTATAGTAATTTGGCAGTAGTTAGTGCGGTGTCAAATGCTAGATTAGGGCGTTTGCAGGCTAAAGTATCTAACTTAACAGTAACAAGTGTAGTTTCTTCGCCGAATTTAAAGCTTATTACGATTCGTATATCTTCTAATTTGAACGATGTTTCATCTGTTTACATCGGCAGTCTTTCGCATCGGATGGCATTATCCAGGTATTTACTAGATAATACTGT